CCCACCGATGCGAATTGTAAAAGATTCTTATCAGTGTAGATATCAGGACCTCAGAGTTCGCCTAGGCGAACTAGCTGGAAAGGTAGCCCAGCACTGGAAATTCCCACATGTGGGGTCGGCGGAGAGCGACTTCCGGGCCATTTTTGGCACCGGGGTCATTCTCCCCGTCGATTTCACTGTGTGCTGGCTAGAACGGATTCTGGCCGGTACCCAACCCGACACAACACTCATTGTTGATCGAGCGAAGCGATTGGCAATTGAGGCTCTAGACTTCGCGTGGACCATGGCAATCGGATATCTGGAACTCCTTGAGATCCATGATATCATCCGACCGACCGATCCAGAAAGTGACATCCGATACTGGTTGGAATGGTTAGTTTCGAAATACTTCCCCTATGCTGTTATAGGCAAAGGAGAAGCATTTCTAAAATATCAGACGACCCATTTCCTTTTTCGCGCCGTAGAGTCAATCGCCTGCGAGCCGGATAGACCAGATTGGTTACCCTGGGGGGAGAAGGATGGAATGTTCCTCCCCTCACGTTTACATCGAAGGGTTTCCGTTAGATGTCACCTTCGGAAGGGTCCCCGCCGAGATGCGGGGCTGGCTTATTCTCTCTACCAGGCAAAGCGGATTTCTGTCCCAATGCCTGAAGATCTTGTAGAGGAGGCTCTCAGAAAGAATTTGGACTGTTTGACGTCCGTGAGAGCTGATCCAGAGCCAGATGAGCTGGATGATATCCTCATCGAGTTGAGGGCGACGGTGAATGAAGCCTGTGATCTTTACTTCGAAGGGGGTGGACGGAAGTCCCCCGATCACAGAATACCAACGATTTCTGCTTCATTCGAGGATACTCGTCGGAAGGGTGGACAGTTTGGAACTCTCTTTAATAATTATCATGAGAGTAAAGATCCCAAACAGCGAGATTGGAACACTTGTTCTCATTTTGCATTCCGCCATCTCATAGGATTCGTTCGGAGGAAGGACCTTTCGGTCTGTCCTCTTTACGTCTACTGTGACCCCGACGAGATCGCTCAGATCTTACGTCCTACCGATTCTTTGATTGCCCGTCATCGAGACCCCATATGCGTAATCACAAAACGCCAGGCTGTCCTCGAACCTTTCAAAGTTCGAATTGTCTCTATGGGAGAAGCTTATCCATACCAGGTTTCCCGGAACTGGCAACGTCGGTTCTGGGGTGTCATGCAGAACGTACCCTGTCTCGAGTTAACGGGTCGGCCATTGAAGGCGACCGATATCGAACAGGTGATACGGTTCCACCGTCGACACTCCCCGGAAACCTTTAGACTGTTCATGTCCGGCGACTACTCGGCCGCGACAGACAATCTAAATCCGCTTCTCTCAGACGCCTGTTTGGAGGTCTTGATGAAAAGATTCAACGTCCCATATCCGGAGAGGGTGATATTGCTAGGCTCGCTCACGAGACACTGCATTAGCACTGGAACTACACCAAAACACGAAAGATCTGAAGAAGTCTACGATCAGACTTGGGGACAACTGATGGGTTCACCCATCAGCTTCCCGATCTTGTGTTTTGTGAACTTAGCGGTTAATCGCTGGGTCCAGTGTCAGATGGGTACCAAAAGGGTTCCCTTAAGGGAATATTTTGGATGTACTGTTAACGGAGATGATGTGTTTTCCGTCTGTGATGTTGACAGTTACCCATTTTGGACGAAGTCAGTGACTCGTTGTGGTTTGAGCCCCTCTCCTGGAAAGAACTTTGTCTCTAGACGTTACGCCGTTATGAACTCGGACCTCTTCGATTTGGATAACAACGAAGAGCTGCGCCATGTGCCGATTACCCGAATGAATCTACTTCGGGTGGTTCAGTCAAACGATCGAAGACCGAACCTCTTTCAGGGTGAAGCCCTGTCGCACGGTAAGACCCTCCCGGGTCGCGCAGAAGAACTTGTCCGAGGCCAGAATGTGGAGATGGCAGATCGTTTGATGCGTCGATTCGTCCGCTATGCGCGTCCGATCTTCGACGAAATTCCTCCCATTTCCTGGTGGCTGCCGATGGAAAGAGGCGGCCTCGGCCTTCCAGTAACTCGAGACATTGTGGTTGACGGTGAACGGTCCACCATCCGAATAGAACATCTTCGCCTAGCGGCGTGGCTTTCATGTCTGACTCCGAAGTCTTTTAGATCACGACTTCGTTTGAGTTGGTTGCGTGAACCAGGACCGGCCTTTTCGGAGGCCGCTTTGCTTGAAGAGCAAAGAATGCTCGACAAACTCCGTTGTCCCCTTTTCCTGCGTCCTCGAGAAGAGCACCAGAAGAGTCTCATCATGGGATCTCTTCTTAAAGGTAAACTCACTCTTGGTCCGGATTTGGAGGTGACGGATAGTGTCGAGTTCATGAAGTCCTGGTTTCGATGGTATAAGAACGCCATCTCTGAATCTCAGAAGACCAGAGGTTCACTTCACGCAATGAGTCATGAGGCTGCTCTGCGACCGCCACTCCTGGTCGTTGACCGGGATATTTCGGATTTACAGAGAGTCTAGTCGGGGAAGGGAGCTTCCCTCCAAGCCAAATACGGACAGATGGTGATGTCATGTTCTTTCAGG